TATTCTTCGTTTTTCATCTCGCTAAAAACATCGTTCATCGCCCGCTGGTATCCGAGGCCATGCTCATCGGCGTCCGTCTCTTCTTCCAGTCCGGTCTGAACGGTTACGGCAAGTTTCGCCAATCTGTCGATAATAGACTGAAGCTGTCTAATGGTTTCGCTGTTCTTATCATAGCCTCTTTCACCCAGCGACTCGACGGCGCTGGTGACGTGCCTCTGTGCCAGCCAGATTATGTCGGCTTCGATGATCTGGTCACGCTTTTTCCAGTAGGCTAACTCGTTTTCGGTCATGGGGCCTCTCTTTCTAGTTTCATTATATGCCGTTTGTATTACATGTCAATAGGCAATATTCTGGTATACTTATCCCATGCTAACAACTCCCGCCGATTCTGCTTTTTCAGACAGGATAAGAGATAGGGCTAAGTGGATTTGCGAGGTCTGTGGGACGGCCTACACTCCGCCAACCTCAGGCCTCCAGTGTGCGCATTACTTTTCAAGGGGATTTTGGTCAACGAGATTCGATCCTGATAATTGTATTGCAGCCTGTACCCATTGCCATTATAGACTTCACGAAGACCCAGACTTCCACCACGATCTAATGATAAGCAGACTGGGGATAAACAGATACGAAGCGCTAAGGTCCAGGGCGCATGACGTACAACTAGCTAAGAAGTATAAAGCCACTAAGGGCAAGGGCAAGATAGCGAAACATTACCGTGAATCTATTTCAGTATTCGTGGTATAATCTCAACATGAGATACAAGGAATGACACATGCCCCAATGTTCTAATTGTGGATTGTACTATCCCGAGGGCGCCCCTCACACCTGCAATAAACCTCCCTACTACACCCAGCCGGGCATGAACGAATTAGACCGTGCCGTCCTGTCTGATGTGGACGTAAGAGTTTTGTCCATATTATCCGACATTAGAAACGCTGTATTAAAACTAACCGAACACGACGCCTATTTTGTCCACCTGAAGAATAAGATATTATCAATGGACCAGAAATTAGATACCATTGAAGCGTCATTAGACCTGCTGCATGAGAAGATACCATGAACAAGAAGCAAACTATCTTCGTTGATGAGTATCTAAAATGCTGGAATGCATCAGAAGCGGCCAGAAGGGCGGGATATTCCATCAAGTCTGCAAGGGCAACTGGCGCTGAAATCCTAACAAAACCCGACATTTTGGAAGAAATACAGGCCAGGCTAAAGGCCAGTCACATGAGTGCAGACGAGGCGCTCGATCTGCTATCTGCTCAAGCCCGAGGGGATATGGCAAAGCTGATGGACGTGACAGCTATGGGCTTCAGTCTCGATATGCAGAAGGCGCAAGAGGCCGGATTGACAAAGTTAATAAAAAAGGTCAAGCAGAAGACGACCATCTACAACGCCAAGAAGGAAAGCGAAGAGGACAGGGAAGTCACAGAATTGGAACTCGAACTATACGATGCCCAGGCTGCCATTGATAAGATACTTCACATTCATGGAAAGTTCGTGGATAGGCACGATATAACAACAAACGGTGAAAAAATAACGGTAACCATAAAGGGAATATACGACGAATAATGGCGGACATTGATATTGATCCGAAGGTATTTAATGATGCCTATTTTCCGTATCTTAAGTGCAATTCCAGGGTGCAGATATTCTATGGGGGGGCAAGTTCCGGGAAGTCTGTATTTTTAGCACAGCGCGACATAGTTGATCTACTGCGAGGCGGAAGGAATTTTCTAATATGTAGACAAATCGGCAGAACGCTGCGCGGTTCGGTAGTTCAGGAAATGGCAAAGGTAATATCGGATTGGAATATATCACACCTGTTTTCGATAAACAAAACTGACGGGACCATAACGGCGTCAAACGGATACCAGGCAATATTTGTTGGCCTGGACGATGTTGAAAAGATAAAAAGCATAACACCTGCTAAGGGCGTATTTACCGACATCCGGGTGGAAGAGGCCACGGAGACAGACGAAAGGTCATTAAAGCAGTTGATGAAGCGGCAAAGGGGAGGCGATCCAAAAACTCCCAAGAGAATAACGTTATCATTCAATCCTATTTTACAGTTACACTGGATATACAAAACATATTTCTCAAAGCTGAAATGGGCAGACGACCAAACTCAATACCAGGATGACCGCTTATCCATACTAAAGACCACCTATAAAGATAACAAGTTTCTTACCAAAGACGATGTCAGGGACCTGGAAAACGAAACAGATAAATATTTTTTTGAGGTTTACACCCGGGGCAATTGGGGAGTATTGGGGAATGTCATATTTACGAACTGGCGCGTTGAAGACCTATCTGGTATGTCTGACCAGTTTACAAATCATCGTGCGGGTCTTGACTTCGGGTTTGCTTCTGACCCGACTGCTTTGGGAGTATCACACTACGACAGAACAAGAAAAACGATCTATTTTTACAAGGAACTCTATGAAACGGGGTTAACTAATGACGTGCTTGCCCCCATTGTTATAGATATGGTTGGGGAAAAGAGGGTCATTGGAGATAGCGCCGACCCAAGGTCCATTGCAGAATTGCAGAATCTTGGGGTCAATGTAGTCGGCGCAAAGAAGGGACCGGATTCTGTTTTACATGGCATTCAATGGCTTCAACAGCAGACCATCATTGTGGATACAAGCTGTATAAACATGAGAAACGAATTACAGCTAGCCAAATGGAAAGAGGACGCGGGCGGGGAGATTGTTCACAGGAATGGCGACCCCGTACCAATAGATAAAAATAATCATCTTATAGATGGTGGGCTGAGATACGCCTACGAGGACGACATGAGTGAGACGTGGCTGATCAGCTAAGGAGTAACATGGATTACAAAATAGACAACATCAACATAAACGGGATTCAGGGAATCAAAGGGATAAACTTCGAGGCCTGGGGAGGCATAGAGGGATTCCTTGCAGCTACGTCTGGGGGAGGTACTAAGGCGGGGCAGTTAAAACGAATCGTCCCATGGCTGGCCAAGGCAGCGTCAATGACCGCCAATGCTATATCATCTTTGCCGTTTGATATTGTGGATGCCAAGGACGGCAAGGTTTATGATACATCTGGCGAGTGGAAGAACAATCTTGGAGGGATGCCCAATCCCAAAAAGCTATTAAAACTTATCGCCTTATCTTTATGTGGAGGGAGGGCTTACGTCATCCCGACTACGATCAATCAGGCTGTGACAGAGTTACACTATTGCGCCCCGCACACGGTCATGGAATTAATCACGAATGATGGATTAGTTTCTTTTTACAGAACTTCTGAGACTGGAGTCACCGGTAACTACGCACCCGCGGGCATGGCTTCGCAGGCAGGGCAAGTAGGAGAAATGCTTTACTTCTGGCTGCCTGACTCTGATGTTGAGATCGGGCCCGCTAAGACATTCCCCATGTCAACGGCTTTACTGTCAACAGAACTTCTTATGAACATGGACGCGACCCTCAAAACTTATTCCGAGAGAGGCTTTGTCCCTCCGACTTTGATGGCTGTAAAGGGCATGGTAGCACAGGGAGAGAAGGAGAAAGCCGAGAGATGGTGGAATCAATTCCTTAGAGGCTGGTCCAGAACAGTTGCAAAGATTATGAACGCCGAGGCGATGGATATTAAACAAGTCGGCGCCGGCTTTGCTGAATTAAGGACGGTCTATCATGATTTGACAAGACAGCAGATAGAGAACATCGGGGCTAGTCATGGGATACCAGGCGCTTTGTTCATGTCTGACATGGCGTTTGCATCAGAATTCAATCCCATGATAAAGTTCTGGTATTCGACATCCGAATTCGTAAGTATCTATCAGTGCATCGAAGAGACGTTCACCGACCAACTGTTATCCAGATATGGTAAACGATTCGTCTTCAAGCCTGAGACGATTGACGCCTTCCAGGAAGACGAGGGCAAGAGAAGCACGGCCTACGCTACTTATTGTAATGCTGGCATGAGGCCGTCAATAGCTGGTGAGATAATGTCACTTGAATTACCAGAGGGTATGGACTACGATGAACTTGACGAGAAGTTTGACGAACCGCCTCCCGTTCCTATCATTGCAGCACCCAATGTAGCGCCTGAAGCTAAGCCACAGCCCGAGGAGAAGCCGCAGCCCGAGGAGAAGCCGGTGCTTGATGCGCAGCAGATAAAAGACCTGGACTTGTGGAGACAGGTAGCAGTTCGGAATCACTCCAAGAATAAAGGGAATGCTGTTGACTTCGTGTGTAAGTCCGTCCCAGACTATATGTCAATACCTATTCGGGCTAAACTTGGGGCAGCCAAGAATGAACTCGATATACTAAAAGCTTTTGAAATTACAGGGCAGTCAGAACAGACGGACGCTTTTGCATTACTGGATGGTATTAGGAACGAAGTTATGGCGATAAAGATGGCCAAGCCTCAGCCGGTCAATGTAACAGTTAATAACACGACAGACCCAACACCAGTTAATGTCAAGATGGGCGCGCCTGTCGTGAATGTTTCACCAACTCCATTGGTGGTAAATAACCGGGGTAGTTAACTTCATATCCAATGGAACTAATCTTTATGAAACGGGAAGAACGGCGGCGATGGTAGCATGACCTATCCGGCATTGGAAAGGGCTTTATACTATGTCCTAAAATCAGGGATTCCTATCGAGGAAGCCCTGTTATC